TGATGCGTTACCAAGTCCTAGTGGACGAGGTATATTCGAACCCTAGCGGATACTTTGTAGGAGATCTCATGGATTTATCGTGGGACCTTACCGAGGACCGGGTGGGTAAGATCGTGGGTTTGACGAAGGATCGCGGTCTAAAGACCAGATTTATAGCAAATCCCCATCGTATGGTACAACTCGTGACATCTCGTCTGAAGACAGCGTGTAGCGAATTATTGCTGCATCTGGAAGAGAGTAGTGTCTTTGATCAGTCGAAAGGCGTTTCAATGGCCCAAAAATGGTTGATGGAGGGACGTAAAGTCTATTCTATTGACTTGACATCGGCTACGGACAACTTTCCCCTTTCGGTTCAAGTGAATGTCCTGAAAAGGCTGTTCCCTAAACTGAAGACTGATATTGATTTCTGGAGGGATGTTTCATTATCCCCTTGGACCACTCCTTATGGGCAGGTCACATTTGCACGTGGCCAGCCTATGGGGGTCGGACCTTCTTTTTCAGCTTTCACCCTCTGCCATATACTCCTCATTAGGAGTTGTGGGGGAACTTTGGATAACTTCTGCGTCTTGGGAGATGATGTTATTATCTCCGATGCGGCGGTGGCCGAAAAGTACCTCGCTAGGTTAAGTGATTGGTCTGTTCCGATATCTTGGAGCAAAACCTTGGTTTCGTCAGTTTACTGCCAATTCGCAGGCAGGGAGATTGACAGATTTGGTCCCCTTCCGGTCTTTAAAGGGAGCCCGTTGAACGTGAGAAAAGATCCTGACGGATTCATTCGTCAGTATGGACTTAAAGCGTTTAGATTGGTTCCTCAGAAGGTTAGGAAGATCGTTGAAGATCTTCGGTGTTTACCTGTGTTCGGGCATCAGCCTGGACCCGACTATTGGGATCTCATATCCAGTGGTCGTCTTGACCCTGAATACTTCGACTTTATGGAAGTTCTTCCTGTAGTAGTTGAAAAACAAGTGGAGGAGCTTTCGGTGTTTAACAAACCCATGTCTATTTTAGAAACCTGCGTTTATAGCGGTCTCCCATTGGTGCAGCGTCCCGAGAGGGATGCTCTGTCAATAGATCATGTGAATGCTAACATCCGGGATCAACCAAAGTATCGGTTGAACCAGTGGATTATAGACCTATACCAGAAATTGGATAGGAGCTCCATATCGGCC